ATCCATTTGAAGGCTTAAGTATAATCAAATCAGGAATCTTGTAATTCTTTGACCTAGTTTTTTTTATTGCAACGGCTAAACCTATTGACATTTTTAAGCCTGATTGATCGCTGGTATAAATGACATCGGGATATTTTAAGTCAATATACTTGCAAACTTGTACATGTACATTCGCCTCTGCTTTTTTGTTTCGCGGTTTGGCAATGTTTTTATAGTCTTGGATTGATATTGTTTTCATTTCTTATACAAATTTAACGCTTATTTTCGTATTACCAAATTTATTTTAAAAATTAGGTGCTGATAAATTCGGAGCGGTTGAAAAGTCGGTGTGTTGCCTACGTGTTAAGATAGCATCTAATTCGCCTTCATTCATAAACATCATTGTTTCAGGATCGAAGTCTAAAGGAATTGTAGTAGTTGCCCCGTTTCTAAATTTCTCAATGATGATCGATGCTTTATTTTCCGTGCTTTGATTATTTAAATCAACTAATTCGCCACGTTTAAAAGGTCTATCAACAATTATTCCCATTGTGGCATCTGCTAAAATCGCATCTGACTCCCTGAGCTGTGATAACTTACCTGGGCTACTTGTTCCTTTTGCGTTTTCACTTTCTCTATTCAATTGAGCTAATGCTATGATAGGTATATTAAAATCCTTTGACATTCTAGTTAGCCCCTTTGAAAGTGCTGATACTTGTTGTTCTCTATTTTTGGCCTGAAATTCTGTATCGTTTACATCCACTAATTGAATATAATCGATTATGATACATTTTGCGCCTTTTGTTTTAATTAGTTTTTCAGTCTTGTATATAATATCGGATAAATTGACTTTTGATTGATCGCTAACATAAATCGGCAAAGTGGCATGTTCTGTGATTATTTTATTCGTTTGGTTTTCTTCACTTTGGTTTCTATGCTTATTCCCGAATACACGCCAAAATTCAGTTCCTGAAAGTATCGATATAATTCTACCAGCTAACTGAATTTTAGGCATTTCTAAGGATATTAACCCAATAGGGCTACCAAGTGATGCCATACGTACCGCCAATGATGAAGCAAAGGCCGTTTTTCCCATTGAAGGACGCGCTGCAATAACTATTAGCCCCGTTTCTAACCCGCCCGTAATTTTGTCTAATTGGTGTATTCCGGTCATTACTCCAAATACTTCTCCATTTCGTATTCTTTCACGCCTATCGATTAATTCTAAACCCATTTGCGACATATCCGCCCAATCTTCTATATTTTTAAAACTAAGAGCCTCTTTAATAGATAAATCCAATTCTTTTAAAATCTCATAACTAGACTTCCCTTTTTTATTTGATTGAGCCGTTTGCGTTGATATTCTTTCAATGTAGTCATCTACAATCGATATACACCAGTGCATTAAGTGCGCCCCGCTTACCACCTCTCTTGTTTTTGTCATTGTAACAACGGGCCAACTATCCCCACCGAATGATCTTTGATGTGTTTTTCTTAATTCACGGCATACGGCTACTTCATCAATTGGGGTGCCTGCTTCGTAAAGTCTTGACATTGCGCCCCAAATTAGCTTATTATCTTCGATGTAGAAAATATCTTCTTTTTTGATGTATTGCTTTGCCTGAGCGAAAGTTTGACCGCCTTCGAGTAGGCATACCCCTAAAATGCTGTTTTCCGCAAATTCATCATATCTTAGTTTTTCAATCATTATTTTGCTTTTATTGGATTAAGGTAATAATCATCATATTTTGACATATCTACTTTAGGCATAGGGTTTGAATTACTTTGTGTAACTTTCTCTTTTATTGCTTCGCTTGATAGTTTACTAGCCCAATTAGCAAAATGCTCTGTATAGTCCTTAAATAGCTTTTTATCGACTTTAGATTTTAGCATCTGATCGAAATTATTATGAAGTAAGATTATTTGCTGTGGATTGACTTTTAAATTCATGGCTACTTGTTCGCGTTTGGCTACGTTTTCAATATCGTACTTTTTTCTACAATCGTCAATTGTCATCATTAAATAATCATCTGAAATAGTCGCGCGATAATTTGCTTCATTCTCATTCTCATTTACATTAACATTCTCATTTACATTAGCTTCTACTTTGTTATCTGTTTGGTTGTAGTTTGCTTCCGTTTTGCTTCCGTTTTGCTTCGCTTTACTACCATTGTCATATTTCTTTCTATTAGCCTCTAGTTGTGGCTTTACTAGAATAAACATACCTTTTGCGCTACCTTGTAATTCGTTAATTTTATTTTCTAAGGCGAAATCAAAAATAGCTTCATAAAAAGAAAGTCTGTCTTTTTTTGACTCAATTCCTCTGCCTGCTTCTATAAAACTTCTGTAAATTAAAAAAGAATCCCTCTTATTTTGCTCTGCCATTTGGTCGATTTTTTGAAATATAAAAAAATGCACGGGCATCAGGAGAATCGACTAACCCAATGATGAAATCATTGTTTTCCGCCCGCGCAATAGAATGTAATAAATTTTGCATAATGTCGATTTTATGAAGCCCAAATATACATTTTTGTTTTGAATAAACAAATGTTTTTAACTTGTAAATAATTCAGTCTGTTTGTTTTTGAGTGCATCCTCAGCACGTTTGGTTTGTTTTTTCAAGTCATACAAAGCTAATTTGAAAGCCTCTGTTGATGATGGCGAAAACCTTTGTACTTTCATTTCATCGTTTTTTTGTGCTACTTTGTTTGATGCTGAAATAAGGCGGGTAAGTTCGATGGTGAGGTTCATTAGAATAAAGTTGATTGTTGTTTAGTTGCAATCAATGCTGATAAATTAGACTTAGACAAGTCAAAATAGCTTTCTTTTAGTTCAAATCCTATTCCTTTTCTATCCATTTTTACAGCCTGGTAAACTTCACTACCTATACCCATAAATGGAGTTAAAATAGTATCTCCTTTGTTACTATAAAGGTGTATTAATCTTTCAATAGTATCTAGTTGCAAAGGACAAATATGCTTTTCATCGTTTTCTTCTCTGCCATTTCTAAAACCTTGTAGGGTATTAGAATAATTAATATCCATCCACACAGGCGAAGCGTATTTTTGCCATAAATCAACACTTAAATCTGTATTTGTTACAGGGTTATTTCTTTCTCCATCCTTTCTGAAAATCATAACATAGTCTGGAATACCCACCCTGCTCATGGTGCTATCTTTTTTCACTTGCTTATGTAACAAACCTAGTGCCTTTGTTCTTTGCATTTCAACTACAGGATCTTTCCAAATTGTTACTCTACTTGCATAAACAAAACCAGCATCTTCAAATGCTTTTAAAAGAAGCCCGCTAAAATCTCTTAAACCAATATATCCGTGCTTTCCTTTTTGAACAGGTAAATCCATGCAGTGAACAGCAACATTCCTACCTGACATCATTACTCTAAATAATTCTTTAATTAAGAAACTAAACTGAGTCAAAAATTCATTGTAATCCTTTGAATTCCCCATATCTTCTAAATGACTAGAGTAAGTGTATAATTCCGCGAATGGCGGGCTAAATACGCTTAATCCTATTGAATTATCAGGTACTTCTTTTATAAGTTGAACGCAATCACCTCTTTTTATTGAATAAAATTCATTCGTTTCTTCGGTTGTATCATAGTTCCCTTGTTTCATTGTTTCGCCAGCTAAATTTAAATTTATAGCCTTTGCCATTTCATCTTGCATAATTTCAAATTGTTTTTGTTTGGTATCAATAGCCTGCTTAACGTTAGCCATCGTATCAGTTGTGATTAAATAAATGTTTACTTCGTTTTTTTGTCCGAACCTATAACTTCTGCGGATAGCTTGATATAACCCTTCGAATGAAAAATCTAAACTTGCAAATATTTGATTTCTGCAATTTTGGAAATTCATGCCAAATGAAGCTATTTTAGTTTTGGTAATAAGTATTCTAAATTCATTGTTTGCGAACCCTAATAACTTTTCTTTTTTCCATTCGTTTGTATCACTACCTTTTACCTCAATTGCATCTGGTAGTAATTTTCTCAATAGTTCGCCTTCTTCATTTTGCTTAACCCAAATAATAAAGTTTTCATCTAATCTTGAATTAACAATACTAACGACTTCATTCAATCTTAATTCTTTTGTAAGTCTTAATTCATGATTAAAGTTTGTTGCAGAAATTATAGCATCATTGAATAATTGACCATTTTCTCTATTAGGTGTCTTTATTTGCTTTTCAATTAAATTTAAAGTAGGCAAATCATACCCATCCATTTTAAACCCTATATCCTGAGGTTTGTTTAGCATAATAGCCCATGTGCCAATAAATTGATAGAATAGCTTAATAGCATGGCCTTTTAATCTCCATTTGGCAGTTTCACCACCATCATGAACAAAGTACATTGCTAGCATTTCATTCCTTGTCATAACGTCTAAGAACTCGCTATGGTTACCTAATTCCATTGGATCATTTGGTGAAGGAGTAGCGGTGCAAGCCAATTTGTAAGGCGTATCTTTAAACTTTTGAAGTATTAAATTCTTTGTAGCACCTTCAAAGTTTTTCAATATACTACTTTCATCAAGAACCACACCACCATATGAATATGAATCAATATTATCCAATTGCTCGTAATTATCAGCATCAACATAATCAATGCTAATATTAAATTTACTAGCCTCTCTTTTAGTCTGCTCAACTACAACTAAAGGCGCAAGTATAAGAACCCGCTTATTTGTGTTTTTTGTTACTTGATAAGCCCATTCCAATTGCATTAAAGTTTTGCCTAGCCCGCAATCTGCAAATATTGCATACTTGCCAGCTTTTAATGCTCTTGAAACAATAAACTTTTGAAACTCAAACATATTACTATTTAGGTCGCTTGCTAAAATGTCAAACCCAGATGTTATATGCGTTTTCTGTTTTGTCTTTAAAAAATCTTCGTATTTCATGTTACTATTTTTGTTTTATTTATTGCAAATATAAGTCTTAAATTGGTATTTCAAAATAAAATAATGGTTATCTTAATAGTTTTTTTAGCACCCACCATACCCATCTACTGGGTCTTTAGTGGTTGGTGTGGTTTGGTTGCCGTTTTCATCAATAGTAATTCCGTGAAAGTCTGCGAGCGGTTGGTAGTTGCCGTCGCATACATCTTGCCATATATCCAATCCCTCTTGAGAATCAACGAATAAAAATGCCTCAAATGGATAAATTTCATAATCAGGTTGTTCACCATGTTCAATTCGCCTTTCAATTACGATTTCCTGCACCCACTTTGGCAGGTCTTTAATTAATTTACTCATAAAGATTCATAAAATTTAATTGATGAAATAATTAAGTCCATTGTATAGTTTTTTAGCACCTCATTGCGAATATGACCGCTAAATTTTAGATATTTTGCTTTGTTGGATGCTTCCATCACCTTGCCACATTTTGCACCTAATTGGTTTGTTGATGCGCAAATATGGTCTCGTGTCTTGCCTTTGTCTTTTTTGTAGGCAATTGCTATTTGTTCTATAAGGGTTTGTTTCATGCTTGTAAAAATTGAATATTACTTGGATAAGGATAACGGCTTGCCCCTACTAAATCAGGATTAAAGAATTTAAGATCAAATAATTCGTGTTTGATTGCCTTTGTTCTTACTACTAATTCCTCTGTTTCAATCTTGTTTTTCCTATGAAAAGCATAAATCTTTTGGTAATTTATTTGAGGGTTTAGCTTCTTTAGCTTTGTAAACAATTCAGCCGGCTTCTTGTTCATATTGCCTAATATATAGCTTTTTTCACTTTCGGTTAAACCTGGAGTTTTTTTCTTCCAATGTAAACCTACTTTTTTCACAAAGGCTTCTACAACATGTTTTTTAACAGAACACATGGCAACTATCTCATCTTTATTAATTTTGCCAATGTTTTCACGAACTATTTGCATATCTGCCTGAGTGATCTTAGGCGTTCGATCAAATTTCTTACATTTGATCTTTTCGCGTTTTGTGTAGTCGTAAATTCTTTGGACATTCACATCTAATTGAAGTGATAAATCTAACGGCGTGTTTTCGCTGGCGTTTTTTGCAATGTATTCTTTTTGGGTTTTAGTTAGTGCCATGGTTTAAGGTTTTATAATTTCGTGAATTGTTATAGGGCCGTCATGTAGGGTTAGTTTGGATTGCTTGCCGTTAAGAATATCAATGTAGTGTAGTTTCTTTTCTATAACTAATTCACATCGTTGTTTAATTAATTCAATTCGGTTTTCATCTCTTGGCACTATTCGAATATCAACATATTCTTTTGCCATGTGAACACAATAGTTTACAAAATATGTGCCGTCTGTATTCGTGCAATACATTTGATGTTGCATTTGATCGAAATACTTTTGCGAAATTTCACCTTTTGCAATAAACTTGAAATAGTTTTTAGGTGATGGGCATTTTATTTCGCCATTATGATTATTACTTGCTAATCCGTCGGGGCTTGCCCCGATATGTTCATTTAGTTCTACAAAGCCTATTTTAGACAAGTCAATGAAGTTTAAGGCTAAATGTTCTTTTAGACATTCAAAGGCGCTTGGCTCGTTGTCAATACCTCTTTGCATATCAAAATTAATGTAGTTATCTTCTACCATGCCGTGAACTGCCTCAATAGCTAATTCTAAGGCTTTGTTATCTATTGCTTGCTGTGTCTTAGCGTTACCAATAGGTCCAAGGATTGAAGTAATGTCTGAGGCTGTGATTTTTGCCTCTCTGACTTTGTACCATTCAGGGCTTCTTTGTTCGTAGGTGTAAACTTTAATTTCCTGCATAACTTAAATATTGTTTTTTTACTTCCTCAGTGATAGAATAGGCTGATTCAATTTGTTCAATGGT